CCCGCCTGTTGTCTTCCTTGACAGGGAAGTGACCATCCCAGCAGTCCCACGAGGCATGTGATGGTAGAGAGTGTTGTTGTTCAAGCTCCTGTAGCTCTCATTTACCTGCTTGCCGACCATCTTGTAAAACCTTATCACGAACGACGTGTCGTGTCAAACCTTCTATTTGCTCTGCGCTGTAGACGCGCCCTCTTGTTTGCAGCCCGCCGTCTGTCAATTTCTGCTCTAGATACTGTACCAAGATACATCGGCTTGTGCTGGATTGCAATAAGCATTGCCAGTTGATACGATGTTGGACTTGGAGCATCTGTATGAATCTTTAGGTTTTCCATGCGGAAGCGAAGGGAATCGAACCCCCGAAGGCTTTTACACCTCAGTCGCTTTCAAGGCGATGTCCTCGACCAACCGGACCACTTCCATATTTACGGATATAAAGGGAATTCAGAAGTTGGATTCACTAACTTCTCAAGTTAGCTGAGACCACTCTCACTCATCCATTATCAGGAGTCGAACCTGATTCTGATTATTTATGGCATCAAAGATAACTGAATTCTGACGACCCGTAAGCTTGGAGACAAGGGTTCTATGCATTCCTTGTCTCCATCAAGAGAATATCAAATGTTCGGTATCTGATATTTTGATACAATCAATGTACCAAGCTTGTGGATATATATGTCGTAATCGTTAATATGGACTGCTGCTCTACCCATTGAGCTACCTGGACATGAAAGCCCAGGATAGGATTCGAACCTACAACTCGCTGTTTTGAAAGATAAACAATTACTGTCGACCCACGAAATTTAGACCCGCCAATGTGTTGCCAATTATCACTACCACGGAATGAGACTAGCATATAGCCTCTGCTCCCTGAGCTGGACTCGAACCAACATCTTTGGCGCGGTTCTGCGTTGGGGCGGTGGGATTTGAACCCACGACCGTTCCGTTATCAGCGGAAAGCTCTAACCAGACCGAGCTACACCCCAATTGCGCTTGCGCGCGGTAAAACATTTCGGATATAAAGGCGGGAAGGGAGATGCGACATTGACCCGTCGCAGGGCTGCTTATTCAGCGTAAATTAACCAATTTAATTTGAGTAGATAACCCTGGTCCCTATCGACCCGAAAGCTTGTAGTTTACTTTGTTCTTCTAACATACCATCGACTCAGTAGCTTGTCAACCACCGGGCCGAACTTGAAGAGCAACGCCTTCAACCTGTATACCATTGTAACACCTCCAAGGATGGAAGTAAAGCTTATTCACCAAGCTCATAGTCGTTCCATCCAAGCTGCTTGGCTGTCCTTAGCCTATGGCAATTGGAGCACACAATATCACATTTTTCAATCTCTGCATAAAGCGCTTTCCATGAGCCATTCAAAATGATTTTGCCAATTGTTGCTACCTTATCGTGCCTATCTCTGTGGTCAAATTCCATTACATATACTGGATATTTGATACCACAATCCATACACGGTACATTCTTAATCTGAGCAACATATTGCCTCATCTCAAGTTTCTTCTGAGCATTACGAGCAAAATACTGTTCCTTGTTGGCGTGGTAATGCTTTCTTCTAGCTTCTCGCGCTCTTTCGTCATTAGGGTCTTTGTAAGCCATACCCTAATTATAAGCGAATCCAAACAATTTGTCAAATTTGGATGCTTTGGCACCGGTGGTCGGATTCGAACCGACTTTTCAATGGTTTTGGAGACCATTCGCCTATCCTATGGCTCACCGATATGGGGACAGTTTTTATGGATTCTCACCAATGGATATGTCCTTAACCCAGTTAGCTTGGGGCGGGGTGTAGGATTCGATACCTACATCTCTGGAGTCACACGCCAGCCCCTTAGCTTAGGCACAACCCCGCCAATTTAATGCATATGCGCTACTCCACAAGGACTCGAACCTCAATTCTCGGCACCAGAAACCGATGTCTTGCCATTAGACGATGGAGTAATAAGGGGTTTTTGTTGCCCAGAACCTTCAAACTGGAAGGGACATTATCGCCGGTCCCCATGGGCGTGTTACTATCTTACCGCTTGCAGACTGGGATGTCAAGCTAGCCAGTAATTATTACTTCTATTGCCGAACGTCTCGGAATATGTCCAATTACACACATCCAGCAGTGATAACTACTATGGTCGCATTCCTTTGGAGCCTTTTGCAAGGTCTTAGGAAACGCTCTTGGTTGTGGTCCAGAGTGACAATCCGGGCAAAATTCACCAAGAAGGAGAATCCTACCATTCATACAGGTATCACATGACATAGGGCGAGGAACCTTAATTGACCTGTCCTTCTTCGGACGTTCAGGAAGCGTACCATCAGGATTTGGAATCAAGTCACCCTTTTGGGCGTTACAAGGTCTGTGAGCCTTTCGAAGGTTTGAAAGGTCATTTACCTCTTCGTACGTCCAACCCGCCGCATATGCTACAGACTGTGGGTACCAGTGGTCAATAGTGACCTCAAACATTTCGTCATCCTCATTATTTGAGAACGGCTTCTTACACAAGAAACAGTTTACACCATCTCTAGCCTCAATCGCAAGGATTAGTTCCTCACGAGTTATTATGTCATTCATTTTCTCTTTCCTCGCATGGCAATTTATTCAGGAATTTATGATAACTTCGCCAGGAAGAAGCCTATATTGATAATATCGAGAATCAATCTTTCTCTTCTCGATATTGAAACCAAGACTTCTTAGCTCACGAAGCCTTCTTGTACCGTCAGTACCGCCAATTTCGTTAATCTCTACAGTAGAGACCCAATTGCCAGAACTGAGAAGTTCAAGAACTCTTTCTCTTGCTTCGTTGTGATATAGCTGAGTCATGTCCGGATAGAGAGATTTGAACTCCCGGCCCTTCGCTCCCAAAGCGAATGCGCTACCAAGCTGCGCCATATCCGGTTGTCTCAGTCTCAGGTTGCATAGACCCTTCCTGAGTTCTCAGCGTTACTAGCAATACTGAGCTGCGTGCGGGTAGTAGGAATCGAACCTACGTCAGATGTTCCCAAAACATCCGTTATACCACTTCACTATACCCACATATCCACGGCCAGTTTTTTATTTGTTAAGACTTATAGCTTTACGTTCTAGAATGTTAAACCACAGTATCCACAAAGCAGAACTTGACGGGATGTAAACTGCTTCGTTGTTTTCAGTCTATCACAATGAGATGACTCTTGCAACTACATGTAAAGCCCGGTGTCACCTTGAGAAGTCTTACCCTGAAGCTCATTCATCAAGGTCTCCATCGGAGAAGATGGCTGTGGTTCAGACACAGACTTCTCAATCTCCTTACGAGTATACTCAAGAGCCTTTTCCGGGTCAAGGACAATCATGGCACGTTCTAGTGTTGAAATCAAGATAACACCCGCCGCTTGTTCCTGCCTGCCATAAATCCCCATGTCCCGAAGAACAGTTAGAGTGGCAACCACAGATTCAATTTCTTGTGTAACCTTGTTGAAACGCTCTTCAACAGTTGACATTTTTTCTCCTTGTTCGATGTTAAGAAGCTTACCTCAGGGAATATATCATGTCAAGAGGCGATAAAGGTCATGTGTGAACTCAGAGAAGTGCTTACGTACAAAACCGGGCGGAAGCCCATCATATTTTGCATACTCTTCTTCAAGAGCTACTAGATTACCATATGCTGTAGGACACACGAAAATATGCCCGTCCGAATAATCAATTCGGTACAGTTTATTAGGTTTAGGAATATGCTTTCCTACACATTCACATACTTCATTAGAATCTACTAGGGTAATCTTCATCTCTTTGGTATTAGTTTCTTTAATTGTTTCTAGTCTAACGGGGCTGTCGCCCCGTGTCAAGTCCTCAGATGGTAGAGATTCTGGCAAGATATTCTTCCAACTCCTTAGGCATCGGCCTCTTTGGTGCTCTAATTACTCCATCATTCTGATTGTACTCTTCAATTCTGTTCCGCTGAACTTCTCTACGCACAGACTCTAGAGTCTTAATCTCGATACCTTCGTTATCATTTCGTGATGAATGTGCAATGGCATTGTAAATAGCACCACACATAGCATCCGCCAAGTCCTTAGAACCCTTCCTTGGGTGGTCAACCTTATCATTCTTCATGATTCTTAGCTGTAGAAGTTCATTAATGTGCAGGTCCTTTTCCTTTGTACCAATAACTTTGTTAGGACCCACAAGACGCTCTTCAGCAACAACCATAGCAAAATCTTCATAATGCTTCTTTGCCACAGACAATCGTTCAGACCTCAAGCCACGCTCACGTAGGTACTCCATGGTGTCGTGAGACTCCCAGCGGTCAAATGTAACGAGACGAATATTAAACCCGCGCCTCTTGAGGCTCAGGATATATTCACGAATCTCAGTAAAGTCTACGTTCTTCGTCTTGGACGGAGTCCAATACCTCACCTGGTCCAAAATAATGACCGGTGCTGGTTCTGTCAACTTGCCACCAATGTTGCGCTGCTCCCACTTTTCTACGTGAGCCAACGCAACAGCCGCATGGTCGTGCACACGAGCAAGGTCTACGTGGACATAGTACCTTTTCTCAGGGTTCGGCAAAAACGTCGGGCGGAAGCTGTTGTCCTCATTTAGAGAGTCCTGTGAGGAAAAAGCCTTCTCAATCTTGGCCCTGTCCTTGAAGAACGCGTCGATAGCATCAGGTGGCATACATGCGAACCTGGACAGCGAATCGATGGGGTCATCATAGAAGGCAGTCATGAGACTGTCAAGGGTTACGAGAGGATTGATTTCCCAGGTAGGTCGCTTGAGTGCAAAAATGCGCGGGATTCTGTAGGAGACAATATTATCTTCTTCCCATTCGATTTCAAATTCATTACCATCAGTTCCATCAGGAAGATGCTGGTCAATCTTGAACTTGTGCTTTCGAATGACAACTTCCTTCTCAGCAATAACCTCATCGTATCTTTGCTGAATAAAGTCATGCTTAAAACGAGGGAAGGATAGAAGAACAACCTTGCCATATTCAGGGAATCGAGACACAACAGACTGCTTATACATCTTATAT